CTGGTTCAAGCACAAAGGTGTTTCCACCTCCTCGGATACTGGACTCGCGGCCCGACCCCGTCACTACACTTCTGGGAGGACTCCTTCTGGTTGGTTCGTCTGACGATAGTGTATACCTATTGGGAAGGCGTTTTTGCAAGCGTTTGTCTAACTCGCTCCAATACTCTTCAGTTTCGGGGTTAAAACCCTCCGCCACAAGGCGGTTGTCAACGACTTTGGCAATCTGGGAGTCCTCGTCGGCCCCGTTCGGGTCATACCAGTCGTTGCGCTCCATCCAGTTGTTGGCAAGGCGCTGGAGGCGGGGATTGACCGCGCCGCCTTCACTTTGTCTCTCAGCAGAACGAGCTTTGAAGTTCTGCATGGCCTCCAACTTCCGTTTGGTCTCATACCAAAGCTCTTGCGCCTCGGCTAGGGCGGCACCGTCAGCGTTGTCGGTGGCCTCCCGTAGCTTGGCGGAGGCGTACCGGAGGCGGAGTTGCTCGTCCTCGATAGCCTTATCAAACCGGGCAAGGTCTGCGCCGTGGGTCTTGCGCTCCACAACAGACAGACGCTCCATCAGGTCTTGATTCTGGCGCTGCAACAAGGTCAGACGCTGGTCTTTCTCCTCGTTGGTGCGCTTGATGTACTCCTTCTTGGCGCGGCGTCGATTGCGTCGAGCGTCCCGCACCGCTTCGGTGTCATCGGGGTGGTCAACGTCATCGGCGTCAGCAGCGGGCTGCTTGCCAGCGTCATCGTCATCGTCGTGTACTGCCAGATTGTCTGGCAGGTCAACGGTGGCAGAGCCGTCCTGCTCCTCAACAACGTCGAGGAGGTCTTCCTTGGTTTTGTCGTTCATAGGTAAGCCTTCATAGCAAGTGGGTCGCCAGTCAGCTTGGCGATGACTTCGTGGTCGTTCAAGACCATGAACAGGGCTGGGTCTTCGTGGTCATCGGAGCCGGGGATGCGAACTTCCCAACGGTCACCACCCCACTTCGGAACGCGGATGTACTCACCCACGCTGCACCAAGAGCCTTCAGGCCACCCCTGCATCGTGTCCCGATGCTTGAATGCCAGAGGGCCAATCTCGATGACCTTCGCCACCATGTTCTGCCACTTTTCGGTTTCCTTAGTTTCTTCAACCAAGATAATTCCCGCGCTACTTGTCTTTTGCTTCGTGCGGCGGAGTTGCACCAAGATACGTCCGCCAAGAGGTTTTGCGCCGGGGTCTACGCTCGGAAATGCCCAAGCTAATTCAGTCGTGTTAGCGACTTCCGGTTCGTTCATATTCATCTTCATCTTTCAAGAGTTTGTTAAGTATGTCGAGGGCTTCTTGAAGGCCCGCGAAATGACCGACCATCCGGTGATAAGACTCCCAGTTAGCTGCATTTCCAGCAGCAAGGGACGCGGCTATTTCAGCCTGCCTAGCCTTGACTCCTCCGATAAGGTCGCCTACGGTTCTCATTTTTTCTTAGCTTGCGATAAGCCTCCTTGTGGTTTTGCGGGTTTGCTGTCGCCCTTGGTTTGCATAGACTGGCCCGTAACGGGTGCGCCCATTGCCATGCGCTTGTGCTGGGGCACATTCACGCTCTTTTGCTCTGCATCACTGGTAGCCATAAGGTACTCCTTGGTTTGGTGGGTTGGCAGACTTGTCTTGCTCAAACTTGAGCTTGGCCGCATCCCGCGTTAAACGGGCTGTCTCGATGCGTTCTTTGGTCTCTTGGTCGCCATTGGCGATGGCAAGGCGCAGTTGCAGTTCTTCCATGTCCATCTGCTGCTTCTGCTGAAGTTCTTGCATGTCCGTCTGAATTTTTGCCTGAAGAGCTTGGCCCTTGAGGTTCATCTCGGCTTGGTCGCGTTGGGTGCGGCGTTGTGTCTCGGCCATGCTGGTGTCCAGCAAGACCTTGGTCTCTGCCGACATCTGTGGCTGTGGTTGGAACTGCTGCAACTGCTGCTGCATCTGCTGGATGGCAGGCATGACCTTCTGCAACGCCTCGTCGCTGTCCATGCGCACATGCTGGGACACGGCGGAGAACAGCTTGTCAATCTTGGCCGGGTTCTTGACCATGTCGTAGTTCTGGGTCTTGTTGTTCATGGACATGTCCACATAGCCGTTCATGCGGTTCAAGTACCACAAGACCAAGTGCTGCTTGATGTGTTCCATTGCACGCGGCAGGTAGGTCTGCGCAATCGCGGGGTTGCCGCCCAGCACCGGGTTGTTGGCGAAGTCCAGAATGACTTGGATGTGGGCAAGGTGGTCTTGCTCGATGTAGGCGTAGGCCGCTTGGCCCAAAGCCATCGCCACGTTCTCGTTGGCAGCGTCCAGCTTGGTGGGTGCAGGCACATCGACCATGAGTTCGTTGACTCCGGGCACCTTTATCTGCTTCAGGAAGCGCTCCAGCACGACTTTTTGGTTGAACTGGGCGGGATACTTCTCCATCAGCGACATAACGGCCTGTGTTTGGGCCATGCGCTGCGTCTCAGAGAAGATGTGCGGGTCGGAGACGGGGATAACGTCCGTGATGCGGGCGAAATCCTCTTTGGTGATGTCCAAATCCTCCACAATCTCGCCACGGCGCATGTCATCCAAGTACCAGCGGTTGATTCGGCTCAAAACATGCAGCACGCGGCCCTGAGATGTGTGCAAACGGGCGTGGATGGCCGAGAAAACGGCTGCGCCCTGCTCAATCAGCGCCTGAGTGGTGCCGACAGGGGTGTTTGCGTTGACATCGGCAATCTTTTCCTCTGCCGTGGTCACCACGCCCTTGGCGGCGTTGGTCAACCAGCCCAAAAGCTCGAACAAAACCTGCGATGGCGGGTTGAAAGGCATGGGCATAGCCAGTTTGCGGACATCGTCCACCCCCGGCGCACCTTCAATCTCCACCACTTGGGTGACTTCGACCTCTTGGGACTGCCCAGAAATCTTGCCGCCCTTGAGCTTCAGGAGCGTTGCAGCGTTGTTGATGTGGGCAGAGTCCAGCAAGGCCCGCAAAGCGCCTGTGAGGGCCGCAGAGAGGCCGCCAATTAGCTGTGGCAGGCCAACAGCGACGGCTCCACGCCACGGAATGAACTTGAACTCGACAATCCAGTCCAGTTTGGTCAGCGTCTCGTCGCCTTCTTCCCAGTTTCGGTACAGGCCGACGACCTCGTTGGACAGGTCATCAATCATCAGGATGTACGGCGCGGACTCACCCTTGGAGATTCCGTCCTCTTCCAGTTCCAAATGCGTGTAGATGTGGTAGACGGTGCGCATCCCGTCTTCGTTGTCGTTTTCCGACTTGCCTTCGACCTTGTTGGTCGCCTTTTGGGCAAGCGAAAGCTCTGGATTCATGGTCGCCCGGATGTAGCTGGTGTCGCGGTACAGCCCAGAAGCCACGCGGCTCTTGTATTTCGCCTCCGAGATGATGTCCACCTCGGTCACGCGCTCGGCACCGTAGAAGTTGCTGGCCGAGTACGGCAGGATGACGTTGTCTATAGGTAGAAATTCAGCACATGGTCGTTTCTTCTTCTCGTCGTACCAGAGCTTCATGTACTGAGTGCCGCCCAGTGGTAGCTGGGTCAGCATCTGCTCCTGCTCGTCGCGGAACTCTTCAATCTGCTCGGTCAACTGCCAGTTCATAAAGTCGCGCTTGCGCTCGGCAATCTCAACCTTGTCGTCGTCTACATCACCCAAAATCTTGGTTCGGGTCGGGCCGTCAGGCGGGAACATCTCCTTGATGGCGCGGGAGGCAAAGTCGATACAGGCTTCGGCCATCACAGGATGCACCACCTTGCTTGCGCCGTTGAAATTTGCACCACCGGGGGCGTCCTTGCCCATGCCCGTGCGCTTGATGCCCTCTTCGTACTGCTTGTCGCGGTCTTTGCGGGCTTCCTTGTCCTTCTCGACCAGTTCGATGAACTTCAGCGGGAGCTTGTCGAGGTCATACGGGTCAAACGAGTCGGCCAAGTTCTGATAGAACTCCTCGTCCTCCATCGGGCCTTTGTCGCCAGTGTGGACAATGACCGAGCCGTCGGGCAACTCTTCAAGCGTTGAGTCATCCAACTCAGCCATCTCAGGCATGTCCACCTCTACGCCTTCGCCCTCTGCGTCAGGCGGCTCACCGCCGATGAAGCGCTGAAACTCTGGGTCAATTGGAAACTGTGTTGCCATGTCGTTTTACCTTTTTAATTTGGGCGAGTCCGCCTTCTTTGCGGCCCTTCTTCTGAAGCCCAGTCAAATACTTGTCGCTCACAAATTGGCTTGGTGCAGCGCGTGACATTGCCCAAGCGTTGATTGGCTCATCGGGCTTGATTCCCCGTGCTTGTATCCAATCAGGTGCCGCCTCGCGGAATGGAGCAAGCTCGTATCTCATACCAAGGTCAGTGCCAGTCACCTGATAAGGGAATGCCTCGTTCAAGTCGGGGCGGTGAATGATGCCATTGTCCATCACAAACAAGTTCGGGCCTACATCAAACGTGTTCGCGCCCATCATTGCCGGGTCTGTTTCGCGCTTGAGAATGGCTTCAATGTTGGCAGCGTCTTGCCATTTCACACCGGGGTTGGCCGCTTTGAACTCTTTGCTAATCATGGGCTTCTTGACGCCAATTCCCATCAAGGCGTCACTGATTGCGGCCCTGCGGTCAAACGTGGTTGCAAAGTCAAATGCCTTGGGGTCGGTGATGTCAAAGTCGCTGGGGAATAAGGGCTTGCCTTTTTTGCTGACAGCGCCACGAATGCGGTCATTGATTAACTCAATTTGTTTGGGATTGACCAAACCGGATTTATCAGCAGTTTGCAGTTGGCCCAAGGCATCCTTAACTACCACGGTGTTGGACTTGTGCTGGGTAGGCGAACCTGCGTAGGTTGTCCAGATTGTGTTTTCAGGGTCGTTCTGATTTACCTTCTTCTCAGTAATCCCCTTGCTACCAAACCCCCAGACGGTGTTAGCTTCTTTGTGGGGCAGCGAGTAGTGCTGAAGCCCAGCAAACCCCGCTCCACCACGGTTAGGGCCAAACACCCGTGAGCGGTCAGTCTCGGTGAAGTTGAGCGTCTTGCCCTCGGCTCCAACATTGCCCAGCGCCTCAGACATCTTCATGGTTGGCGGAACAAGCGGGTCGGCGTAATCAACACCGGGCAAGTATCGCGGCTTGATAATTCCCGCCATGCCCATGTCTCCCGGCATAAACGCTCCGAGCATCTGCTCCTCAGTTGGCTTGGGCAACGCTTTGATGTATGCGGCTGGGTCAGAGACCAGAGCTTGCAAGTTGCCGGGAATTTTTGACGCCACATCAAAAGCATGGCTCAGGGTTTTCTTTGCATTGCCAATTGGGTCAAAATTTCCAGCTTTGCCAAAATTGAACCGTTCGGACAGCGGTTTTATTTTTTCACCGCCTTTCGCCATGTGAGTCTCGCCGCCGTCTTTGAACCCCATTTCGTAGGAGATGCCCATGTTGTTGACTTGGCCCTTGTATGGCTCGTCCTTGGGCTTGTAGCCACCGCCCTCCATGTAGGCGCGGATGGCCGCATCGCTTCCGATGGGGTGGGTGTAGGTTGCGCGTACACCACCACCGATGCCACCGTAGGTGTCGTTGGCAATCTCGCCCTGTAGTTGCAGACGCGAGGGGCGGACACCAATGCCCATGTGCGGCTCTTCGGCAATCATGTCCAGCAGGCGTTGCTTGGCGCTCTTCTCCTCGAAGAAGGACTTGACATCACCGCCTTCGGCCATGCCCGGTTCAGGCAGGGCGTCTATTTTGTAGTCAGGATGCTCGTCGTTTATCCAAGTTTTACCTTTGCTTGCATCCCTATAAGAACCCACTTCGGCTTGTTTCAGCAATTCAGAAACTTCATCTTGACTGGCATACTTTGGAACAGGCAAGCCTTTTTTACCAAGAGTTTGCGCTAATTCACTTTCAGCATAAATCCTAACTAAGTCAGTGTTGCCAAAGTCGCCAACGTCAGACCAGTTGCCGCTCTTCACAAAGTCCTGAACGTATGGCAGGTATTCTTCTTTTGGGGCGCGGTTTTGCTTGCCTTTGATTTGGACGATTCGGTCTGGCTGAGGCGCTACGCCAGCTTCCTTGAGGGCTTGAGCGGTATGCTCGTCCGTCAACTCTTCAACGTCAGGGTTGCGCCGACGCCACTGCCTTACATATTCACCGTACTGGGCTTTTTCTGCGGGCGTTAATCGAGCAAAGGCTTCTCCGCTTACAGGGTAAGGATTCTGGTTTGGCTCAACCTCCACCGTCACATGCGGCTCACCCTTGGCATCACGCAGGCTAAAGATACGGCTGCGGCCTTCCAGCACATCAGGGCAATAGCCACCGACGCAGTGGCCCATCGTGTTGCCTTCGTACTTGAGAGCTTCAGCCAATTGGCTTTCAGGATACCTTTCAATGTAGTCTTCTGGTGTCAAACCTTTTTGCTTGGCCTCTTCAGTCAACCGAGCAATCATTTGTTTGCGCTCTTCAAGAGGCAAAGAGTTGTAATCTGGAGCCTTCAACTCAATCCACTTGTAGCCCTTGTCGGAATAGTCTTTGTGGACAGGCATACCCTCGGTGACCTTGGCCTGCGTCTCACGCATCTTCTTCGCCATCTCTTGGTCGTACTCGTAGGTGCGGCGTACAGCCTGCTCCATGCTGACCTTGCTTAATTGCTCGGGGCGGATGCGGCCTGTTGCAATGTCTTCTTTTAAGACATCGACAATGTGGTTGAAGCCGAGGTCTTGTGCGTCAAAATTGGAGCCAGCCATATGCACGCTGGTGTTTGGGTCAGCCTTGTCCATCCAAGACTCATACATATGAGCGCCGGGGCCGTTGGAGTCTTTTACTTTTTTTATTGTTTGAACACTAATAGGTTGAATTGCAGCATCAGCAGCGTTTTCCCAATCTTTAGCCAAATCTGCTTGGCCTAGTTGCTGACCGCCATATTGGGAACGATAAGCTGACCCCTTAAAACTATTTTGAAGAAACCCATTCCTCATTGGGTCAAGGGCGTCTTGTGGATTGACGGGGATGTGAAGAATGCCCTCCTCGGCCAGTTTGCGCACCGGGTCATTAGGCGTTGCCATCTGCTTCTTGACGTAGTTGGTCAAGTTGCTATCAATCCAATTGTTGAGGGCTGACCCTTGTTTAACCTCAGTTATGCTTTCATTCACAAAATCTTGTAAATTAGGAGATAACCTACTCATTGCTTCTGGAGTGTATTTATTAGTTAATTCATTCAGCACTTCGGATGGTTCGCTGCCTACGGCGGTTTTCTTGCGCAACGGCTTCAACGCCTGCTCCACATTGCCACCAAGCCAGTTGCCACCAGTCTCCTTGATGACACTGGTCTTTGCGGCAGGCACATCAAACTTGCGGGTTCCGCTGCGGATTACTGGCGTAGCAATGTCCGTGAAGTTCTGCATGGCAGTCTCAGCAGCCTTCACCGCCTTGGCCGTCTTCTGAGCCTTGGTTAAAGCCTTGAGCAGGCCACCGCCAGCCATGCGTGGCTGTTCATTAAGCAGGCGCTGTGTAAGCGGGTCGTTTTCCGCAGCCTTTCCCAACTCATCCATCAAGAAGTCGCTCTCATAGCCTTGGTATTCATTTTCTGTCAAGTACCGTGGCACATCAGCATTTTTGCTTTTTAAGTATTCCTCAAGCCTTGGCGTCTTTTTAAGGTCGCGTAATCCGGTGTAGTTCAAGTCATGCTCAACGCCGCTCCAATTGCCAGACCTGACAAAGTCTTGGGTGTACTGGTCGTACTTATCCACAGGACGTTTGTTGCCCTTGCCCTTGATTTGAGTGATGGTCTGATTTCCCTGAAGCCCTTTTGATTCAAAAAATTCAATCAATTTTTTGTTGGCGGCAACTGGGTCTTTAAGACTTGGGTCAGCGTCTTTTAAAGCGTGAAACTCATCCCAATACTCACCTATTTTTTCTGAACCAACTTCTTTGGCTGCATCGTTCCATGTTTCTGGTTTCTTAACGCGAACTTCAACAGTTACATGCGGCCTATGGTTGGCGTCAACCAACGAGTACACCTTGGCACGCCCGCTCTTGATGGCTTCCCAACCGCCGTGACCATAACCACCGCGACCTGCGTCTCCAGACGATTCTGACCAATCAGCGCTTCCTTTGGGTGGCTCGTAGCCTTTGACGCTGTGACCCATCTGCTCAGACTCTTGAGCAAAATCACCCGGCTTCGTAAGCTGCACCCACTTGTGCCCTTCTGGGTATTCCTTGTAGACGGGCAGGGTGGAGCGGTTCTGCGCAAGGGAGTCACGCGACTTTTTGGCTAGGTCAAGGTCGTACTCGGACGCACGCTTGAGCGCTTGCTCCATCGTAATCTTGTTCAGGTCTTCGAGCTTGAGAACGCCCGTAGCAACGTCCTGCTTGAGAACGTCAAGGACATGGTCAATGCCAAGCTGGTTCATTGACAATGGCGTATGCACCATAGACTCTGGTGGCAGCTTGGTCAGGTATGGATTGTCTGCAACATTTTTGCTGTCTGTGTTGTCAACTGCTTGTTGCGCCTCATAGTACGCATCAAGCACCTCTTCACGCCGCTTCTTCATGTCATCGCCAACGTATCTCAGCATGTAGCCTTGTTCATTGTCAGTATCTTGAAGACCGAGGAGGATTCTGTTCTTCTCTGCATCAGGAATGTTCAAGCTGTTTACATGCGCCTCAAACGCTTGAGGCAGTTCTTCATTTTTAAATTTTTTGTAGTTATTTAACGCAGTGTTGCGTGCAATTCTTTTTTCTGGAGCGTTTTGGAATTGCTCTGCTGGAACGGAATATATGTTTGTATCGGTCACAGCCTCCCACGCTTTGCCGGGGCGGCTTTGTGCAAGCCCTTCAACAGGAAAGCCAGCGGCTTTACGAGCAGATGGAAGCGTATCGGATGTCCCTCTTATGTAGTCATAGCCCATGTTTTCTTCGCCAAATGGAAGCATTGTCTTCACGGTCAGGTCGTAGTTGCTTTGCAGTTCGGCTGCACGCTGTTCGCGGTTGCGCTTCATGCCAGCAAGCTGGTTCAACTCATCAGGCGTAATTGCGGTTTTCTCCGCTTCGGCAATCCTGCTGTCCAATGATGCAAGGCGCTTTTGCCCAGCCTCAAGGTCAGCCTGCGCCTTCATAGTACGCATGTCAATGGATTTGACCACGGGGTCATCAGGCGTTCCCATTTGGTTGCGGAGGTAGCCACCAAACTTGGTATCGACCCACTTGTTGAAGGCATTTGTATGCTCCATGTGAGCAATGTCGCGGCGCAGTCTTTCAACTTCTGCTGCGGCTTCTGGGTGCAGTCCGGGGTTCTTTTCGTACTCAGCCAAATCCTGTTTGGTAGCGTTAATCAACAGCGGGGAGTATTCCTCGTCCTGCTTAAACCTAGACAGAGTATTTTTGACCTCCGTGTCCACCCAGTTGCCGCCCTTTGGTTTGACGGCTTGGGACTGCGTGTTCTGGCCGAAGGCTCCAAGCATCTGTGCGCCTAGCCCGCCACGCTCCATGACCTCGGGCACCTTCTTCTCAGCAAAGCGTTCAGCAGCCTTGGCGGCGGACAGAGCGCCTTGCTTGGCAGCTTGGGCACCCTTCAAGCCACCTTTGATAGCACCATACCCAAGAGCGGCCACACTCGCGGCGTCCAGCAGGTCGAGCGGGTCAGGCATCTGGCCGTAGCCGATGTCCTCGGCCACCTTACTCAGGCCGGGCGTACCCACGAGGTCGGACACTTTCAGCGCCTCCAGCACATCCTTGGTCGGCACGCTGGTCGTGGAGATGCCGGGTTTCTTGTACTGCATCGGCTGGCCGTACTCGTAGTCCTCGGCGGGCATGTTGGAGCCAAGCGTGATGTCAGTCGGGATGGAGATGTCAGACGCCTCCATGCGTTTGCGCATGTCAGGGCCAACAAAGGGAATTGCGCCGACCAAACCGCCAACCAAGTTGGCGAACGACGGGCCTTTGTCAATCAACTGGGTTGCGTAATCAGCGGCCTTCTTTACTGCGCCAGCAACGGGGGTGATTTGACGGGCACGCATCTCGGGCACCTTCTTGGGCTGCTCGTAGCGCTCCCACGGGTACTTCGGAGTGCGGCCACCACCAGCCATGTGGACAGCGCCACCGTGGGCCTTGCTCAGGTCGGGGTCGTTGATGTCAAAGGTTCCACGGTTGCCTGTAGCGCTCTTGATTGCGTTGGGGTTGTAGGACACGACCTCACGCAACTCACCGTTGCGGTACTGCATCAGGCCGTCGTAACCTGCGGCACGGGCGCGGGACTCAACCTCCTTGCCGATGTAGCCCTTCTGGTCGTAAGCACGCTCGACCATCTTGGTGGCTTGGGCATCACCCATGCCTAGCTTGGTCAGCGCTTCAATCATGGGGTCTCGGTAGCGCCCCGGCTCGGGGTGGCCTTCCAGAATCAGTGGGTTCTTTATCTGGGCGTAGACGGGCAGCATGTTGCCGCCAACCTCTTCAGGTCGAACGTCACCCTTCTCCAAACGGTCTAGGTACTGCTGCGCTGAACGCCGCACAACTTCGTTGTCACTCAGCAGGTCTCTGTCCAACTGGCTCTTGGCCGGGAACCCGGCGTAGGTGCTTCCGAACTCGGAGCTAGGCGTCAGGTACACGCCAGAGCCAAGTGCGCCTTCCTTGCTGGGCTTGAACTTGCGGATGGCCTCCGTACCCTTGCCGCCCTCGGTGGCCGTCGTGCCGTGGTACAGGCGCATGGGTGCCTTGCTGGGCGCGAGGAGGCGGGCAAGGTTGGCCTCGTGTTCAGCCGCTGAGACGATGGGCTGTGCCGCCTTCGCCACCTTCTGGGCCTTGCCTATGGCCTTGAGCAGACCGCCGCCAGCCTTGGTGATGTCAGGGTCGGTCAGGTCGTAGGTGCCACGGTTGCCGATGGCTGACTTGATTTTGGTGGGGTCGAACACGGCAAGGTTTTTGTTGCCGTTCTCACTGATGTAATACGAATCAAAGCCTGCATTTTTAAGCGGCTCCAACATGGCATTTGATTCCATGATGTCAAAATTGTGATTACGGTCTAACCCGTTAATCCATTTTGTCATTTTGTCGGTGCCGTGAAATTTTTTTGCCGCATCAAGCAAAATTTCACGATGCTCGGGATTTTGGTAGTCAAAAGGGTTTTTGACCTGCACATGAACTGGGAGTATGCGGGCACCTTGGGCACCAAGAGGGCCATACGGGCCTTCTTCACCTACTGGGTCTATGGCGTGATATTCCGCAAATTCGTTTGCGAATTCTGGTTTGCGCGTTAAAAAAGTTCCTGCATACGATGGCTTGAATCTGTCAAAAGTATTTTTGGTCGCGTGGTACAGCCTGTCCTTGACCTTGCTGTCAGCCAGCATCTTGGCTAGGTTGGCTTCACGCTCTGCTGCCGGGAGGATGGTCTCTGCCGCCTTAGCCATCTTCTGAGCCTTGCCTACAGCCTTCAGCAATCCACCCCCACCCATGTGAGGTTCGTCGGCAATCATCTGTAGCAGGCGTGCTTTGGCGTCAGTCATGTCCAGCCTCTTGTGGGGAGATGTTTGGGATTACACCATAGGTTCCCCAAGGGTGAGAAGCCGTGGCTCCCATCCCTCGCCCAGCGGGCGCACTGATTGCACCGCCTAGCGTACCCAGAAGGCTGCTATTCATTCGGGAGGGGTCTTGTCTCACCATGTCCCCCACCCTTATCCAGTCCCTAGCAGAGAGGCTGGACGCACACATGGGGTGAAGCACGGTACGGTCTTTCATGGGTTCAGCCGATGCAAGCTAAAGCTAACGCGCCCTGACGGCTGCGGAAGAAAGATGGGCGTAAAAAAACCGTTTACTACTGCCCCCGGTGGAAACCCTAGAGTAAAAACCAAGGGCAGAGGCATGAGTAAACGGTCTCGTTTCGTCGCTTTCCACGGCAACAGCGCCAGTGTACCACAGTATTCAGGACTATTCAAGACCATAGAGCGCCATTACGTTGCATATGGGTTCACTCGACGCTGCTTCTTGCCTGAGTCCTCGTAGTCATCCTCGTCGTAGTCTTCCCGTGGCGGTGGGTCAACATTGAGCCAGCCAGCATCCCGAAGGTAGCGCAGGGCTTGGGTACACATGTCCACGAAGTCATCGTGGGTGGTCTCGGGGAACGAGCATATCTGGCTGACGAACGGCTCGGCCCAGTCCTTGACGTAGCCCTTTCTGGCGTCGGACTCGGGTATCCACACCCGGCCACGGCTGATGATGTTGGACACGATGTTCAGGCGCTGCACCTTGTCGGCATGGCCGGGGTTGTAACCCATTACCGGGAGATGACCGCGCTGTAGGTCTTGAATCAGGCTGATGCCTGCGGACTTGTCCTCAACCAGCACAAGGTCAACCCGCTTCTTGTCTCGGCCCTCACCGTACACCACCTCGAACTCCTCCATAACCTTGGGGCGCAGGTCGGGGTACTGGAGCCTGTCCTGCCAGCAGTCGATGAGCATGACCGACATCGGGCCGTCCAGCGGTTTGAAGATTCCCCACGTTCCAGCGGCGGTGGGGTCGTTCTGGGTCTTCTCGCTAGTGGCGCAGTCGTAGGACTGGATGATGTACTCGAACTTGGGGAACTCTTTCCCGGCAGGCCAGAGCTTGAACATCGCCCGCTTGACAATGCCGCCTTCCTCGGGGTCGATGATTTCGGCGTGAATCTCCTGCCGACCCAAATTGGTGCCCTCGTACTGGAGAATCTGCTTCTGGAAGTTCTTGGACAAATTGGCAATGTTGGTGTAAGTGGACGCGGTGGTCAGCACGACATCGTCGCCGTCCCGCCCCACTAAGTCCACGATGAGGTCTTTTGGTCGCGGGGTCGTAGTGCAGATGATGCGCGTCCTGTCGCCCAGACGGACGGAGAACATGATTTGGTTCCACGCCTCGTCGAGGTAGTCCCAAGCAGCAAGCTCGTCGCACCAAGCACCGTGGAACTGTGGCCCCCTGAACCTTTCCGGTTCGGAGGCTGGGATGCCCTTGATGAGCGACCCGTTGGTCAGGCGTAGCTCGTGGGCGGTCTTGTTGTAGTCGGCCTGTAGCGCCTTGGGTATGACGGCCAGCAGCCCGGAGTCGCCCTCAAAGCACACCCCACGCACATCTGCCGAGGTAGGAGCGGCCACCAGCCAGCGGGTGTTCGGCTCGGTGAATGCCCACCACCCGGCCTGCTCTGCGGCTGTACGGGTCTTCCCGGAACCTCTCCCTCCTAAGAGAAGCCAAACACTCCACCAATTCCCGTGGGGCAGTATCTGGTGGTCATGGGCCTGACTGAGCCACTTCATCCTCCACGCCCACGCTATGACGTAGTCTGGGCTGGCGTTGGCTAGGTCTTTCTTGACCGCCGGGTCTGCCAGCAATTCAACGAGGTCGGTCATGGGCCGAACTGGGCGAAGGCTCTATCCCGGCGGCGCTTGTCACGTTCACTGGCATATGTGTCTTCCAGCCACTCTCGGTTCACTAGAGCCAGCCCGCGATTCAACACATAGCTGTCAATGACATCCCACTTGCTGACCGACCAAATGATGCGGGGCTTCATGTGCAGGCGCAGGCGGAAACGGTATGCGGTGCCCTCATGCCGGTGAAAGTTGTACCACGCCCACCAGACGACAAAGCCACCCGGTGCCTTGCGGTAGTTCAGGCCCAGCCTCATGCTGTTGCCCTCGGGGATGTGGTGAATCATTCCGTGTTGGCGACTTGGCGCTTGAGTTCTGCGTGCTTCAGGAGTTCGGCCAGACTGTTCTCGGCCTCGGTCTTCACCTCAATCTTCAGGGGGTTCTTGGGGTCGCCACCCACCTGCATCTTGGTGCCGTACTTGGCAGGTGACCAGCAGGCCAGCAACTTTAGTCGGGTCTCGATACGGTTGCGCTGCCAAGCGATGTAGGCGCTGCTCAGGTCGATGCGGATGATTTCGCCAGTCTTGGCGTCAATGATGGGGTTTAACTCTGGCCGCTCGTCAGCAATGACCAGCGTCTCCTCCGCCATCGCCTCGTGACCAGCCTCGCGTGCGTGCGCGACCCGTGCGGAAAGGTCTTCGTCTTTTGCCAACCAATCGTAAACCGTGCGCCACTCAGGCATATGCTCATCCCTGCATATCTTGCGTAGTGGCTCCCCTGTGCTAAGGCGTTGGGCAATCTCTTCTGCTATGGCTGGGGTGTACTTGGATGGCCTGCCTGTCTTCTTGACGGCTATGGGAGCTTCTGGGGGTGTGGTGGTAGCTACCCCTTGTGTTGGGGCTGTTTTGGTCTTGGCGGGCCGTTTGGGCGGCTTGGCGGTAGTTTCTGGCATGGTGAATCCTTATTCCTATTCGGCCAGTGTAACTGGTTGCGGGGGCTGGACTCGCACCAGCGGTCTTCTGGTTATGAGCCAGACGGATTACTGCTTTCCTACCCCGCGACAAAAGTTGTTGGTGGCTACTCTCCGATTTCTTCAAGGGGCGGCGCTAGTCTAGCCCTCGGTACCCATAGCGGGGTAATCAGTTTCACCAACACGGCTGGAGGCTGGCCTTGTACAAGCGGCTCCGTCTATCACGGCAACATGCCGAAACCAACCCCCATGCGTGTAGGTTGTTGGTACTTGTTATGCCGCAGGGCCATTGATACCATCACAAGTTGCGACATTCACTTTCCCAACACGGCTGGGTACTGGCTATCTAGCCCGCCTCATTCAAAAGTAGCCTAGGACTTCTGACTATCAGTTGGCGGGCCTACTAAGTCTTGCGGACTCAGGCTCCAATACCCATGCGTGATGGTGTTGGCACAGGGAGCTTCAGTAAAGATGTTTCGTGACAGAAAGCAGCCCGTCCGATTACTGTGCGCCAACGCTTGTATTCTAACATAAAGTTAGCCCCTTGCGGGGGCCAGTCGGTCAAATCGCAGTGGGTAAGGTGCCCACTACTTTGACTGACGCGGTTAAGAGGGGAGATTCAAAAAAAACCCTCGGTGCCCACTCACGCCTTACAGCAAACTGACTAAGCCAAGGATGATGGCAGTGATACCAAGAACAAAAAACACAAAGATGACAAACCCAAAGATGGTGTACAAGATGTCGAAAAGGTACTCGTAGTCATCTTCATCGTCGTTCATTCGGTGCCTCTTGCTCTGATTGCAGCGGCGCATTCATTTGCATCACCCTGAAATTCAGCCACCTCGTAACATTCCCTGATGCACTCTTCGCGCTCATGTGCGGCTACCAAGGCGGCAAAGCGTGTAAGTTCTTCAACCCAATATCCATGCTCAATCCGAATGCCATCATTGTTTGACTCTGTCAACCCGGATTTTTTTGCAAGCTCTTTGATGTTCATTCCGCATCCCTCCATGTCCAGCCCAGCAGCTTGGTGGTGAACCAGCGTTGTATCCATGATGGCTTGTAGAGCATCGTGAACCGAATGTCCGCAGGGCCTTCTGCGTACAGTATCCAATAGCCCACGGGCTTGGGTGGCGCTGAAATTTTGTAGGTGTTCATTTCGCCCTCGCTTTCAGCATTGCGTCTGCATATTCGTATGCAAATGTTGCCGCGTCTTCAGCAAAATAATCTTGCGCTGCATTCTGCATAAACAACCCTGCAAAGTGGTCACGCAGGGTCATGTCGCGGGCATAGCCGCCTGTTCGTTCCATCCATGTTGGGTCGACGGGTGTGGTGTCTTCTTTCATGCTTGCTCCTCAATTGCTGCGGCCAACTTGGCCCGGTTTTGCTCATAGATGGTGTCGAACACAATCAACGCACCCGCTCTGCTGATGGTGCCGTCTGCCATCCTTGTGATGATTGCGGCCAAGTACGCTGGCGGCATCAGGGCGCTCATAACCTGCCACTTTTGGTCTTCGGTCATGCTTGCTCCACACGCTCGTAGGTCATCTCAAAGATGTCAGGCTTGCAAGGGTAGTGTTCGCCCTTCACGCCAGTGATGATGTAGTAGCCCGGAGGAACAAACAATTCTCCTTCAGGCGTTCTGATGGTTGGGACGGAGTTGTGGTTATAAATCACAGCAGGGTGGTCTCCCATCTTGAACCACTGAGTGGCCTCAACGACCACTGGCTTTTTGCGGTATTTCATTTGCACTCCTTGGTGAACAGCGCCCGCACGGTGAAGCACTCAGGGACGTACTGGTAATAGTAGTAAGCGTACCCGGCCACCATCAGGGTCGCCACGAAGCCTATTGCAGTGCAGGCAAGGGCACAGAGGGTGAAGACGGCTCTCATTCTTTCTCCATCGTCTCGTTGATAGCTTGCAGCACCTCGTAGATGCGCTCGACCTCTTCGGCCATGAGTCGCCAGCGTGGCACAGATTGACCGACAATGGTGTAGTCGTTCTTGTTGCTGAACTGCATAACCTCGTCATCAGGTCGCAGCCCCCTAATCTCGCAGAGCTTGTAGGCGGCTTTCTTGCGGTCAAACGGAGTCATCCGCCTACCCCAATCTGGCCCGTCATGCTCAGGTAGTTGTTTTGGCGCTGGACTTGCAGCCACTCGATGCGGCGGGCTTCCGCCTCCTGCTCTTCCCAACGCTTGGCACCCTGCTCAATGAGGCGCTGGGCGTCTTGGGCTACTTGCTTGTCAAATTCTGCTTGTGTCATGGTCTTTTCCTTAGTTGGCGGGGGACTAAGCCCCCTGTTGGTTTAGAAGCTGGGGTCAACGTAGTGGTCGCGCTTGCCCAAAATAAGGCCACCGTTGGATTTCTGGAATCGCCCCGTGTCTTTGTTGATGTAGCCGCGAACCCATGCGCCCGTCTTACGGTCACTACGGTACAGGTCGGCATAGCCATCGGCGTTAGGCACTGTGGCGAATTCTGCGCTGCCGTCGTGGGTGCTGCCGCTCACCACCATGATAGTGTCTTCGACAACGCTGATTTGGTACGCCCAGACCTTGCTGGTCAGTTCGGTAACCTCGGTCACGGTAGCCGCGTGGCGGTCAGTCCACGACAGGGTTGTTGCGGCCATGCCAACCACCGGGGCTGGTGCGCCTACGGTCATGCGGCTGTACAGGTGGTTCACGAGGCTGTTGGTTTGTGTTCCGAGGTTCATGGTGTTTTCCTTAGTTGCCTGCGTATTGCAGTGAGGTTATTGTAACAAGAAATTAGACCTTTTGGGCGTTTTGTAAAAAAAATTCTAGGTAGTTTCCCTAGTGCTTGAGGTAGTCCAGCAAACGCTCTAGGATGTCCGTGTGCTGGTCGTAAGGGGGTAGGCTCATCTGCTGCTCAAAGGCGTGCAGGATGAACCCTACGCCCGCCTCAAAGCCCTGCTCGTACTCAGTGGGCGGCGGGGATGCCTCAGTGGGTGCCTTGCAGTTCCGGTGGGCGGCACCAAACATATCTATGTGCGCCAACAGCTTGTTGATGGGCACGGGCATCTTGGGCGGTGACTGGGTAGCACCGCAGTGCTGGCACTCGTACTGGCCCGTCTCGACGTTGATAACGATGTGGTCGTTCATGTGTAATCCCTCAGTTTGTAGCCAAGCGAGGCCATTTGTTCAATAATTTCATTAAGACTTTTACGCCCTAAATGTGGGGTTCTTAACAACTTTCCTTCAGTGCAACTTTGCAATTGCTGTAGCGTAAAAACGCCCTCGGCCTTCAAGCACCGCACCGTCCTAGCTGTAAGATTTAATTCTTCAATGCTGCGCTGCACAACGTCTTCAGCCAGCGCCCATTGATGCAATATTTTTTGTCGGCGCTCAACCATTTGCTCGGCAATAATAAATGCTTCCCCAGCCAAGTTGTATGCGTTCATTAACCCACTGGCCCGAGAAACAAGCGCCTTCATAGCCTCCATTGCAAAAAAATCAAGCAACTCTTCATTGGTTTTTTGTGTCATGCTGTGTACTCCAATGCTTG